AAGACCCTCTTCAGTTACATTTATAATCGTAGAGGAAACTAATGCTTAAAGGAGACAGTAAAGATTATAACTTACTTGCTAAGTGGGTTGAACAATTAAGCCCACGAGACTTTTATTTAAGTGTAGAAATTGGTGTTCGTGAGGGCTACGGCTCTCACGTCATCATGGAGAATCTTAAAAATAAAAATCATTTTCATATAGGTATAGATCCTTATGGGGACATTCTTTATGATCATGTAGATACTCAAGGAGGAGTAGTGCCCAGGTGGACAGACTTTGACGGTAATATTTTATACAACCCAGATGGTTCTTTCAAGACTCCAACGTACCCTAACTCTATGAAACAAACTTTCTTAACTGCTTTTAACAAGCACGAAAATTTTATTTTATATCAGCTAGAAGACATTGAATACTTTAATGCTTTTGGCCAAGGTGTACCTATTTATTACAAAGGTCAAAAAAATATCATGAACATTTATGACTTTGTACATTTCGATGGTCCTCACACTACTGCTGCAGTGCTACATGAAGCTTTATTTTTTGCTAATCGATCTAGACCAGGGACCAGGTTTGTATTTGATGATGTAGATACTTATGACATGCGTGTAATTCAACAAGCGTTAACTCACTATGATTTTTATTTAATAGAACGAGGTGCAAATAAAATGTGTTTAGAAAGGTCTAATGGCTTACAAAAATCCTAAAGATCCAGAAGTATTAAAGAAAAGAGCAGAGATAGACTTTGCATACATGAACTCGGAACGCGGATTTATAATGGCCTGTATTGCAAGAAAGTTTAAACCTAGTGCAAAAAAGTATGGTGGCCACCTAGCCGCTGATTATATGGACAAGAAAGAGTTTTGGAGATTGTATATGAATCATATCATTCTTATGAAAGAAAAATTTCCAGACTCTGATGGGAGGCTTTGTAGGTATTGTGAGCAGCCATTTACATTTGAAACTAAAATGGGAACTAGAGGTAAAGGACAACCTAAAAATCGTGCAACACAAAATTACAATAACTTTAGTATCGACCGATTTGATCCAAGACTAACTTATCAAGACAATAATATAATCTTTTGTTGTGTCGGTTGTAATGATAGAAAACATAATAGTAACCCGGATGACTGGGAAAATTATTTAAGAATTGGAAAGGAATTAATAAATGATAAAGATAAATAAAAGATTTTACTACCCAACTTCGACTCGAAAAATTATTGACGGTAAAAGACATTACCTGGTAGGTGACGAAAAGTTACCGAGTGTGACTTCTATATTAAAAGCCTGCGAGAGTGACGAGAAGAAAGCTTCACTCGACTCCTGGCGAAATAGAGTAGGCGAAGCTGAGGCTAAAAAAATTACTGAAACTGCTGCAGCTAGAGGGACCCTTATGCACTCGGTTCTTGAAGGATATATGTTAGATAAACCTATTGTGGATCTAACGCCTGAAGGAAGACATGCAACGAAGATGGCACAGATAATCGCGGACCAGGGATTAAAAGGTAGACTCGACGAGTTGTGGGCTACTGAGTGTGTTTTATTTTATCCTGAGATGTACGCAGGTGCAACCGATGGTGTTGGAATGTACGAAGGCAAAGAGGCCATCATAGATTTTAAACAAACAAATAAACCGAAACGAAAAGAATGGATCGAGGACTACTATCTCCAACTTGCAGGATATGCAATTGCTCACAACCAAATATATGGAACTAATATCCAGTTTGGAATCATTCTAATGTGTAGTAAAGATCTATTATTTCAAGAGTTTCCCGTAGAAGGTGAAGAATTCAGACATTACGCGAACGAATGGTGGAAAAAAGTAGCACAATATTATAAGCAGAAAAAAGAATGGAAAGAAATAGTTGACAGAGCCGGTATGTAATGTATTGTAGGACATTATATGAAAGGAATAAATATGAAAATAACAAAAGAAATGGTTAATAAAACTATTGAACTCATGCAAAAACACTTACCTAACAGCAAGGAGTTTCAAAATGAAAAGTTTGCAAAAGTTTATTTAAAAGAATTTATTAATTTTAAAAATAAATATGAAAGGAATAAATATGAAAAATAAATGTGAAGACTGCGAAGGCAAAGGATATTATACTGATGTTATAAGCACAGGACTAAGTGATCCAAATGATCCTTATCATGAGCCACATATTGAAAGATGTGATACATGCCAAGTGTTTAGTGATGATGTAAAAGCAAAGGAGTATCATGAAAGACATGCGTAATTTATTGGATACATTTACTGAGGAAGAGTGGAAGAAGGCTAAGAAAGAGATGACCAAAAGAATACCCTCTATGGAGATAAATAAAATGTCCATGGACGAGTTCCAAACATTGGCTAGATTCTTAGCAAGTCCAGACTTTTCAGATATAGATGAATACAGAAGGAGGCTGCACTAATGACAAAAGAAAAATGGGATGGTCAATCAAGGCCATCCAATAGTTTGTACCGAAAAAATTTTGATGAAATATTTGGTAAGGCAAGAGAAGATTTAAAAGGCACTACAATTTGTAAAGCCAAGAAATGTAACAACTACTTATACAAAAATGAAAGCCCAAGTTTAAAGGGTTATTGCATGGATTGTGGCTAAAAAGCCACAATGTGTGATAAATATGTCACAATATGTTTACAATAAGGCAAGTTTCTTCCTATAGACTTTTTTTGCCAGAAAAGTTTTTTTGTTTTTCAATTTCCAAAACGGTGTTACAATGGTTACAATGGCTTTCAAAGTGCTATTATTCGCATATACCAACACTTATAGACGATATTTTTGTAACAAAACGCTGTTACAATGGTGTTACAGCTGTTACAATTTACAATAATTGGCTTATACCAACACTTCTAGCAAACCCGTACGCGCGCATAAGAAAAAGTTTTTGAAAAAAAATGTGCCTAGAGAAAAAACCTATAGGTGCTATACAGGGTTATGATAAAGAAAAAATCCAAATATAAATCAGTCCTTATAAATAAAAAAAGATATTACTTTTACAAAATTATCTGGTTGGATATTTTGGGTGATGCGGGGCATGCTGATATCAATGAGTTTAACGAGATGAAACCTGCAGAGATGATAACTCATGCGTATATATTTTCAAAAGATAAAAAGAATCTTAAAACATTTGCGTCTTATGATAGTTCTTTTGAGTCTTTTTCGGATCGTAATGTATTTCCAACAGGATGTATTAAGAAGTTAGAAAAGATTAATCTTTAGATTCTTCAATTACTTCTGCCTCAGCATCAATAATAGGTTTAAAAGTTTTTAATGCTTTCTCGAGTTCTTTGTCTAACTCTGCTTCATCAACGTTATCTAAGTTTTTATGTAGGTGTAAGTTAGTATTATTTTGGAATCCTGCAGCCTTACCTCTAGCTACTTCCATATTACCTGCAGCACTCCAGGCTTTACTTTCCCTAGCTTCATCTCTAATTTTACCTAACTCTGCCAGGTGCTTTTCATAAGTGATGTCATATTTTTTTAACTTCTCTGCTCTGAGTCTTCCAATGTATTGAGCCACCAATGGATACAAAGATGGGTTTTGTAATTTACTTGCTGATACATAGGCCGAGTTAGGATCATAGCCTGCAGCAATAGCACATTCAGAATCAGTCTTTCGACCTTCTTCTGTTACGATTAGATTAGCAAATTTAATTTGTTTCTCTGTAAGTCTTTTTGGAACTCCCATGCTTGCAATATAATTTATTTTTGGTATATGTTCAAGTGATGGTATCAGGAAAGCTATTAAGACAGGCCCTAGACAAGTTTATGAAATCGCCAGTAGCACAGGAGGCAAGAGTACAAGTGTGCTTACCAGACGGAAAATATTACGACATCAAGGACATTAAATTAATGGAAAACAAAATACTTGGTGTACGTGAGACTCACAGATTGGTCATGACTTTGTATTCTTCGAAGTGGAATATGGGTGAAGTAATCAAAAAAATTGATTAGCCAGAAAGCGACTCACTTAGCCTAAAAAATGATTAAGGGAGAGACTAAATTTTGGCATGAAATTAAAGCGTTCAACATTAAAAATAATTGCGAATTATCATTTACACGCGTGGAAAATAGTGCTGCACATGGGACTCCTGATCTATTGGTTTATAATACTTCTGGTCACTTTTTCACTATAGAGTTAAAGCTAAATCTGGCTAAAAAAATTCGCTTCTCTCCGCATCAAATTGGCTTCCATATCAAACACCCACACAACAGTTTCATCATGGCCAAGGGCCTCTGTCAGACAGACATAAAACTTTATGAAGGGTCCAAGATCCGTGATCTTGTAGCCGGTTCTGCCGAACCGTGTGCCACGGGCATGATGTCAAGCTTTAAATTTCTACAAAACGTTTAGCGTCCTACATATTATAGGACAAAGATCAACGCGCAAAATGTCGCGGCTCGTGGTAAGTGCTTGTGGGCGGGACCCACCCTTTTTATTTTTTGTTTCACGTGAAACATGCACCTGTGACCTGTGGCCTGTGGCCTCGGCTTGCGGACTGTGGTGCGTGCTTGTGGGCGGGACCCACCCTTATTTTTTATTTCTGCTTGAGGGCTGGTGGAATACTACCAGCCCTCTGTTCCTTACCCTTGACGAGACAATGGGTTTTTAGGAATTTTTCACACTTGCGGACGTACGCCTTTGATAGGCGCGCGTGATCGCAAATGAAATAGTTTAATAGATTATTATGTTTAGATCTAATGCTTGCCATAACTAATATTTTTAATTTTTGGGTTCCAGCATTTTCTACAATCTAAACATTTGCCGCCCTGCTTTGGAGCCGGGCAGCTGGGTTTTTTTGTAACTACCGTTGATGTGTTCGGCCAGCTTTTAATACCAGGCTGATTGATCATCGAAGATGATAATCTTACAACTAGGTTCGCAGGCTTGTCCTTCAGGTACGGCTTTATCCAGGCTTCTTTAGTCGGCATCCAATGGCGTTTAGTCGGCGTCTGTCTACAGACTTCAAAAATTTTATTTAAATGATCTAGATCTTGAACATCGCCTGAATCGTGCCATCTAAATACATCCGATTTTTTAGAGTTAATCAGGGTCACCATTGCGAAGACCCATAACTTTTTTTTCAAAGCCTTCAGCCTCCTATACTGAGCATCTTGAACAACCTTGAAAACATAGCAGCCTTTTAACGCGTAGCAGGTACTACAGACCGAGTTAGGTATTAATCGCAATTTGGATCCCGTGTTACACTCAGCAGCAGGAATTCCAATTGACCATCCTGGCATCTTGCCAGGTTTACTTAAGCCGCCTACTAGGTCCCAGGCTTTTTTAGTATGCATAAATTTTGGGTTACCTGCTGGCCAGCCGTCAGGCTTGCAGCCTTGTTTGGTCGTCGGGCATTTTAATTTATTCATTTTGTATTCCTTTCTTTTCCTTCATATAGGATATTATGGCATAAGATGCAAGGGCCACGGCTCAAAATAAATAAAATTTTTTTCTTGACATCTCCTATAAATTCCTATATAATATTCCGCCGCAGAGGAGAGCTTGTGGGCGGGACCCACCCTGAGCTTGTAGCCTGTGGTTAGTGCTTGTGGGCGGGACCCACCCTAAAAAATAAAAACTTAAAAAAATGTCCTACACAACCCTGTAGGACTTGGGGAGAGTTAAACCTTACACTCACAAATGATCGAAAGACTTGGTGGGTGTTGTCCTGGTGCCACCGATTCCCAGGTCTTTATGCTGGTGTTCAACCCCACTCCACGTCCGAGCGCATTGCTCAATCGGTATTCCGATCCCGAACCAGGTCATTTGCCTCTAGCAAATACTCTGTGCACTAGCGCCTACCGTTGGATCTGGCCGACCTAGTTCGGGATCAGTACCCGTGCATGGAGACGAACCTTGCGTCTATTCCCACGGGTAAAATCCGTCTGCGTAGTTTCATTTATTTGTGCTCTAAAACTACTAAGAAGCAGATCTCGATCCAGGGGAATTTTTAGGGTATCCCCTGGATCTAATTATTTATTTCACCTAAACAGAATAAATAACATAAAAAGACCTTATCAGAATATCCTATTTATTAAAGGACAATATTGTCGCACCCAGAGAAGAGCATGTGGGCGGGTCCCACCCATATAAAAAAAATAAAAATAAATGTTTTTTAGGGGTTGACGTATATCCTATAATAACCTATAAGAATATTTATAACTAACTAATGAAAGGAATACAGTTATGCAACCATTAAGAAAAGACCACGTTGACCATTACAAAGACTTTGTAAGAGATGAGTTTAGTATTGCGTCAAATAGAGTAGAGCGTGAAATATCACAACAGGCTCAAGATAAAGTTGAGGAAGTTGGAGATAAATTCGCTCAAGTAATACATAAGAACTTGCCTAGTCTAATTAAAGACATGGCAAAAAAAGAAAAAGCGTTAAGAGATTTCCAACAGAAAAAGTATTCTATGGAAAACGATTTACGTTATCAAACGCAAAAAATCGCGGATCAGATTTCCGAGATTTTTAATAATATCAAAAAGCGTAATAAGTGGGATATGCAGAAAATCAACATTGAAATTAAAGATGATGTTGACCCAGTTGAGTACATACACAAGAAAATTAAAAAAGCTTGTTATGAAGAAGCAGAAGTCCACGCTAGAGCTCAACATAAATTATTTCATGCACTAGAGAATAAAAAGAAAAAGTGTTTGAATATACTTTATACTGGAAGCCACATTCAACCAACATTGGTTGAGTTGCAAAAAGAAATGGCAACAGCTAACATACAATTAGATTTACCTAATTCGCTGTTAGCATTACCGAGTAAATAATATGGAAATATTATCATTAATTACTTTGGGCTATGCTTTAGGCATAGCCCTTTGTGGTGTCATGGCTTATCTTGGTATCAAGGGAACTAACGAAGCTATTGATTTTAAAAATAGACAATCAAAACTTACTGAAAGTTTTGACAGGCAAAAACAAATGGAGTTTAAATTTGATAAATAAATAACCAAACGTGGCGCGTTCTTGAGTTAAAGGTTAAATACAATATTTATAGCAAGTTTAACCCGTCACAAAAAAAATAGGGAAGAGCATGTGGGCGGGGCCCACCCTATAAAAAAAGAAAAAAGGCTGACCCAAAATGGACACATACATAGTGGACATTATAGGATAGATATGCATAATGGATTTATTAACTTAACGAAAGGAATACAATGTTAGAAGTACACTACAACGCGATGAACAAGTACAACCAAGAGACTTTCAAAGATGATGAAAGAAAACAAGCGGACACTCTAGGTTGGTTGATGATGGCAATCGGAGTAAATGAAATCACAGAAAAAACTGTCGAGGAAATTATTTTCAGAACTAGGTTTTTAGATTTCGTTTGGGGCAAGGCTTACTTTAGACACGATCCAAGTGACGCTGCTCTTCGACAACTATTCAAAAATCATTTGGGTTTAAAAATAGTAATCACGAACCGAGGTCTAGTAAACAAAAACACTAGACATAGATTTATGGTTAATCAATTAAATAGTATTGAAAGGAATATCTTGAATAAGATAAACAACTAGCTTCGTTAAGGAAGAATGGCCATGCAGTATTTGCATGGCCTATCCTACATTATCCTATGCAAGAACTGCATAGCTCATAGAGAAGAGCATGTGGGCGGGACCCACCCTTAAAGGGGACCCTAAAGGAACTATATCAGAATTCAAACTTTTTATGTTTACGCGAATACCCCTTAAAATTATAGGGGTCCCAGACCTACCCTATATAGTTTGATTTGCATTGTTAATCGTGTATAATAGTTTACCACCCATATTTAAATGTATGCTAACTGTTGAAGATATTAATAAAATAGAAGATCCTATTGAGCGAAGGAAGCTCAAGATACAGATTATACAACGGCATCAAAGAAAAGAACTTAAGCAAGTTAAAACTAATTTTTTATCTTTTGTAAAAAAAATGTGGCCAGATTTTATAGAGGGGTCCCATCATCAAACCATAGCAGACAAATTTAATAGATTGGCAACTGGAGAATTGACCCGTCTAATTATAAACATGCCACCTAGACATACTAAATCTGAATTCGCGTCGTTCTTTCTCCCTGCTTTTATGATCGGGCAGAATCCTAAATTAAAAATTATTCAAGCAACTCACACAGCGGAGCTTGCAGTAAACTTTGGTCGTAAAGCAAAACATTTAATTGACTCAGAAG